CCGGATACCGATCAGCGGCTACCAACACCGGAGACCAATCAGCAGCTACCAACACCGGAAACTATTCAGCAGCTACCAACACCGGAAACCAATCAGCGGCTACCAACACCGGAGACCAATCAGCAGCTACCAACACCGGAGACCAATCAGCAGCGTCAGTGGAAGGGAAAGATAGTATAGCTATTGTTACAGGAAAAGATAGTAAGGCAAAAGGAGGATTAGGTTGCTGGGTTGTATTGACAGAAAGAGGTAAGTGGGATGGAGAAACCTATCCTATTTTGTGTGTAAAAGCATTCAAGGTTGACGGTGAAAAGATAAAGGCTGATACCTATTATAGACTTGTAAATGGTAAACCGAAAGAGGTTGAAGATTAAATTATGCTATTAAAAGGAAGATTTAGAGTTGATTTTAAAGCATGGCAATATGGCGGCAAAATGGTGAAGATATCCGAGATACTAACATTGCCATACCGTACTGAAGAAACTAATATGCACTGCTCATCTACTGTATATCGTGCAGCTATGAATGAAATACAGTGTATTCTTGAAACTGCAATAGAAATCAAACATATCTATTTTCTTACTGAATATGAAGAAGTTGAATAATTTATACAAAAGATAAAGAATGAAAACGAATAAAGTAGCTATAACCCCTCAAGAATCGGAAGCTATTAGATTGGCACTTAAAGAACTTCAATTGACTATCGGATATGGTGAGTTATCCTGTGCACAATTAGCTCAGTATGAAGCTGCTGAAAAGCGTCTTCTTAATCTACTGAAGAAAAATAAAGATAGTGAAAAAGCCTGTTGTAGCAAGTGTGGAGGAAGGCTCTCACTTGTCGTTGGTACATTCGCTTACGAACCGGATGGAGAACCTTACGAGTCAGGTGTGATTGAAAAATCTATCGCTACCGGGGGTGAAACTCAAGTAGGTGCTCATAAGTGCGATAAGTGCGGACACTTACAAGGATTTTTTATAGAGTAATAATTAAAAATAGAACGATAATGAACGAAGAACTTTTAAAATTAGCATACCAATCTCTCAAATGTCAATTAGACGGTATCAGCAAAGATAGTTGGATATGGGTTGATTTCTTTAAAGATGAAGAACAAGGATTTTCCTATTTCAAAGAACAAATTGAACGGGACGAAGATTTCGCCTGCCTACAAGACGAAACATATTGCTTAGGCGAAGATTTAGACGAACTGACGTATGATATAGCTTATGAAATTGCTTCAAAGTTGAGAAGAAATGATTTCTTTCATCAATGCCAGCAATGTATGTTATAAAAATCAGAAAGTAACATTATGAGAACAATCAGATTCAGAGGTAAGCGCATCAAGGACGAAAAATGGATATATGGAAATCTTGCCAATTATTCTTTTAACTTCCACTCGCTAAACATTAACAAAACTGTAATCTTTAAGAATATAGCAAGTTTCGAAACAGATAATTTCGGATTTGTTGTGAATGATTGTGAAGTTACCAACGACACAGTCGGACAGTTCACGGGGCTTCTCGATAGGAACGGCAAAGATATTTATGAGGGAGATATTGTACAACTTGACTATATTACAACGGCTGGAAAACACCGAATAGGACTTTTATTTGAGATTAAATGGTGTACCCAAGAAGGGTGCTGGGTTGGATGGGATGGCTTTGCAGAAAATACTATTCAACAGACGCACAAAATGTTTGTAGTTAAAGGTAATATCTATGACAACCCAGAATTAATTACCCCATAACAATTTGAGAAAGGAGCCAATATGCGTGAAGATATAATGTACATTATCGTTTATCCTGATGGTCTTATCGTAATGAATACGCAGAAATACTACCGGAACATCTGTATTAGAGAATGGTGTGAGGGATGCTCCAGAACATGGAAACAATGGTATAAGATGGGATATCGCTGTAAAAAAGTGAAAGTTACATTTGAAATAATTGACTAATAAAGATATAAACATGAGTAATTCAGGGGCTATGAAGATTTGTCCGTATTGCGGGAAATCTTTTCACTACTTAGGATTTTCCAGCCATCGAGCTGCCTGTCGTAGGAAAACTAAAGCAGATAATAAAATTATTAAAATAAATACATAAATGAATAATGATGGTAATAAAATTCTGGATGCTATTAAGAGAATGGCGGCAGATGACAATAAAGGTTTGAGAATGACTACTACCATAGTCGATGTTAAAGATGATCCACGCGGCTCAATCGTTGGTTTTGGGACTGAAAAAGTTTGCGGAGATGATGCATTCGCCCAGACAATGGGATTACCCGGTAAATATATGGCATGTGCTTTTTTTTATAGATCGAGAAGAACTGAAAAAATACCTCTAAAAGATACAAATATGAAGAAAAAGGAAATAATGATTGAGTTGGTAAACGATATTCCATCTCTGATAAGAATACAGGAACTATCCCTAATAGAATTGAAAAAGACTATACGCAACCAACAGGTGATAGATTTTCAAGAAGATATTCTTAGAATTTTAAAAGCTGTAAATAAAATGGACTTTATTAATTTAGATAGTAATTGACTAAAAACCAATAAAATATGAACGAAAGAACAGTTATAATAACAGATAAAAATGACGTGAATTGCGGAAAAGAATTTCCGGGATGGCTTTCATTTCACGATGTATATTACAGAGGTGGTACAACGCTACCTGTAGAAGACCTTTATCTTGTAACAATTGATGGACAGGAACGTAGATATGTTAGCTCACAAATAGATGTAGAACATTATAAGGCGCAACTTCTTAAAGAAGAAATAGAGCGTATCGGAGCTAAAATAGGCGATAAAGTAAGAGTTCTTCGTGAAACCAGTGGATGTTATGGGAAACAGTATTTTGACCGGAAAGAAAACAAAGGTTTTCACACTATAACAAATATTGATTGCTATGGGAATGTAACATTTGATAATGGTGAAGCCAATATGTTCAGACCAGAAATTGAGGTAATTAACGAATAACAGATAGAGAAAGGAACTAATTATGATACTCACTACTGATAAAATGGTATTCGTCACTGACTCCGAAGATTCAGACGAATACATTGAGAATCTTATAACTGAGTTTGCTACTAATCGGTATTGTATCAAGATTGACCGTACGCTTAGACCGCCTTATTATCAATTATTTCATGAGTGGAAAGAAGGTAAGCGGAAATTAAATCGTGAGCTTTTCTCTTCCAGTAAGTTGGAAAAGATTGTAAACTATATAAATGAAAACATTCAATAATGAGAAAGTAATGAATATAACTAAGTTACTGAAAAATGCGGATGATGCCTACATAAACTATCGGCATAAATGTGAAGCTCTTGCAAAAGAGGCGCAAAAGTTCATTGATTGGGATGATAGAGTAAGTTGTGAACATTTACCCGCAGATGGTTTATGTATCTTGGCAACTATCCCTGATGATGGCAGTATATGTGGAATGCCCGAGTGTGTTTGTCCGGCAGAAGTATTCTTTTCCTCTGTGAAATCAAAGGATGCAATTACCCCACAAGAGTTTAAAGCAATTAGTATTTAACGTATAACTAAATCAAAATGGAACTAAATGACCAAGTTAAAATCACGTTGACAAAGTATGGTTCTTCTGTTCTTAATGAAGATAATAAACAGTGGAAGAAACGATATCCAGAAGTCTTTTCCTCAGCGAAAACAGACTATAAAGAAGGAGACATTTACGAAAACCAACTTTGGTGTATTTTAGGAATATTCACTGACAGCTTTCAGGCTGGACACGAAATACCGTTCACTGATTTGATAAAAGTAGAGAAGTAACATAAAAAACAATAAAAATGAATAAAAGAAAGGCATTACTAATATCAGCCTTAGATAAGGAAAAAAAATCTTATCTATCGGGAGAACTTCGTCCTATACTTAGATATAGAAGAAGTAATTATGATAGTGTGAGAGGATATTCATGGATTGATTTTTATTTAAATGACTCTCCGATTCCACTTTTTTGTGCTAGGACTTATAAGGAAGATTGGCGCGAATTTTCGGAGAAGATACTTGATGAAATGCAAAAGGTAGCAATGAAATGGAAAATAATGAATAGCTAATAACTGACCAGTAATGAGCAAAAGTATTAGTTGGGAATTATACTTGAAGATTCGACAAGCAATCGACTTCCTTCGCAGCATGGAATGCGATCCCCCCCTAAACCTCGGTTTTTCCGGTGGAAAAGATAGCGTTGTTATTCTTGACCTTGCAGAACGTTCCGGTATAAAGTATAACGCTATCTATGCCAATACTACCGTTGATCCTCCCGGTACGATTAGCTTTATAAAGAAGAACTATCCACAAGTACAGATAATGCACCCGGAAAAATCTTTCTTTAAACTGATTGAGGAAAAAGGTTTTCCGTCTCGTTTGCGTCGGTTCTGTTGTGAGAAGCTGAAAGAACGATACGGAATTGGTAAGCGAAGTATTGAAGGAATGAGAGCTGCCGAAAGTATAAATCGAAAAGATTATGAGCCGGAGCAGTGTGATACAAGAAAATGGATGAAAGGAGCAAAGCATATTCTTCCTATCCTCACATGGACAGAAGAAGATGTTTGGAATTACATTCGTGAGCGTGGTTTGCCATATTCAAAGTATTACGATGCTCCATATAACCTTTCTCGACATGGTTGCGTAGGTTGCCCGCTCTGCAATTATAGGCAGATGCAGTTGGAATTTAAGATGTTCCCCGGCTATGCTCGTAAAGTGATAGCATCCGTTGGAATATACATGAATACTCATCCGAATGGCTTTCTTGCTCGCAATTTCTCGGACGGATACGAGGCTTTCTACTACTACATCAATGAAATACCCATTGCGGAGTTTCACGAATTAAAGAAAGGCTTATTCGGTTTCAATGCAAAGGAAATTGTTCAAAGGGAAATTTTAAATCAAATAACGTAAAACAAGATAGATATGAACAGAATACAGGAATTAGAAGCTGAAATACAGCGTATAAAGAAAGAAGAAGCTGATAAAAAGAAAGCAATGTATCAGCATTTTGTTGGTAAGTATGTGCATAGAGCGCACACTTCGTATGAAAAGATTATCGGCATAGATCGTATTAATACAGACGAATTTGGCGACGAAGTGGTATTTGATAGTATTCATGTATATTACGATAATAGAGGTGATGAATATAATAATGATGCGAGTATCAATTTGCAAGGCTGGGGACAAGCCTATGCCGAAGAACTTGAAAAACAACTGATATCCCATGAAGCTTTCAATAAAGCACTGAATGATTGCATTGATTTAATAAAACGTAGATTAGCGTAAAACAAATTAGAAATGAAGAAAACTCACGGTTCATTATTCAGTGGAATTGGCGCTCCGGAACTTGCTGCGGAATGGATGGGATGGGAAAATCTGTTTCACTGCGAAATAAATGATTTCTGCCGAAGCTTTTTAGATAAACGATTTAAAGGTACAAGTTATGAAGATATTACCACAACAGATTTTAATATTTGGCGCGGACGAGTGGACATCCTTACAGGTGGATTCCCTTGCCAGGATGCAAGTAAAGCGAAGCAGACAGGTGGAAGGGGACAACTCGGACTTGAAGGACACAGAACCGGTCTTTGGTGGCACATGTACCGTGCGATTTATGAAATCCGTCCCCGATGGGTTGTCGCAGAAAACGTTGCCAATATCACAAGAGTTAACAACGGAAGAGATTTTGCAAAAATCCTCCATTCGCTTTCCGGACTGGGGTACAATGCAGAATGGAAGATTATGTACGCTTCAGATGCAGGTGCGCCCCAAAGAAGAGCCAGGTGTTACTTGGTTGCTTACTCCGACAGCATCCGACTACAGGAGGGAGAATCTTTCTTCTCCAATGTATGCAAGGCGATTATCAAGGAGCGCCGGATGTTTGCCGGAACATCTTTATCGGTTGGGATTTCGTGGGTTAGTCAACCATCGGTTTGTAGCGTGGATTATGGGTTTTCCAACAGATCATCTGAATTGTATGGCAAATCTCGATTAAAAGAAGAGGTATTTCACGCTTATGGAAATTCGATGTGTCCCCAACTGGTACATAAAATTTTTAAAAGAATAGAAGAAATTGAACAATTAGAGTAAAGCAGGGAATAAATGAAGTATAACCTTATAGAACAAAAAGAATTTGTATTGTCCCGACTTCACTACAAAATGGGAAAAAGGAGGTAAACGATGAATAAAAAAGAAATCATACAAACCATCAAATCCTTTAAGAAGATTTTAAAAAAAGGTGTTCCCAAAACAGTATGTAAAATCAGTTATTGGGACATTCATGAAAAGCGATACACCGCATATGAAATAGCCGCACGCTTTTTACGGATGAAAGGCTATAATGTACGAATCGAGATAGATGATAATACGGAGAATCACTCTTATTGTTTCGGATACATACGGTTCTATAGGTATGTGGCAATCAGTTTTAACCAATATCAAAAAGATATGAGTGAAAATAAGAAACCATGTCCTCAATTTCCATATTGGGGCGCAAGTTATCCCGATGCGTGCTGCGTTGATGGTATATTACAAGATTTAGACTACTGTGATGAGAATGGTAATCTTTACGACAAGAGAGAGGATGTTCCCTGCCCGTTCTGTAGAACAGAAGAATTTATTGAGTATGACCCATTTTCAAAAGAAGATGAATTTTACGAGGGTATTGAGGACGAAGATAAAGCCAAAGAAAGAGCTCGTGAATGGTATCTTAATTGGATTGAGGAAATGAAAAAGAAATATTCTTAACAAGAATAAAATGAGAAATATAGGTATAGCATTTATTTATGTTGCTTTTTTCTCTCTAATAGGATTTTCCTTGTGGGTGACAAAAAGTATATGGGTATTATTGGCATTGATATTTACTCCAAACTATCATAGTGAGAAAGATTAAAAACTGAATGGAAATGAAAGCAAGAATAAAATCAACCGGAGAGATTGTAGAGGTTGAAGGCTTATTTGATGTTGGGACTGCCTTAGTGAATGGTAGGTATTTCAAAGTGTCAGAACTCGACTTCTTTGATAATTTTGAAACTATTGATTGGGAACAAAGACGCTATGAATTGGCAAAATCAGCTATGCAAGGGTATTGTATTGCTTTAGGAATAAACGATGACAGTGAAACTTATGATAATATTGCAATAGGTTCCTTGAGAGCAGCCGATGCACTAATAAAGAAATTGAAAGGGAACTAATCATGGAAGTAACCGATTTTCTTGAAATAGTAATACTTTGCTTGTCATTATTAATAGTCATTCCTATACTTATGGTTATTTGGATTGACTGGGAGCGAATTGAATCTAAGAGAAGAAACAGATGGAAGTAAAGAACGGAATAATAATAGACGGAGTACTGCATGAATTGAAGGAAACGAAACGTAATGATTGTTTAAAATGTTCGTTACGTGATTTATGTCAAAATGAGTTCGGAAACGGATGCCTATGTTGGATTAATTTAGCTTCGGAATCAGAGATGACAAATAATGAATTTAAGTGTCGTGGCAAAGTAACAGATATTAAGATAGATAAGGAGGAATAACTAAAATGGATATAGTACCTATTATAACAAAAGATAATCTTTCTAAGGAACAGATAGAATATCTGCAAAAGCAGCAAACAGAATATAAATTAGTCAATAGGATTAAGAAGAATCCGGGACATATCTTGTTCTCTTTTAATCGAAAAACAGGGGAAATCAAGAGAGCTTCTATTATACACAAGGTTGCTATTGGTTTTAATGGGCTTCCTGTAACCAAAGCTGAAACGGTTATAGAACCTGATTGCTATTACGACCAAGCCTTGAATGAAAAGAATTTTAGAAAGAAATTGAAGAGAATTGGATTGTTAAGTGTTTAAACGATTTGAAAACAAGTAACTATGGGATTTACAACACCGTGCTTTATATTAAAGAACACATTACAACTTCGGAAAAAGCTGGAAGGGTTGGGATATAGAATAGGCAATGAATACTGTATCGACAATAATTTTTTAGCTACAGATAATAATGAAATGTTTGGGATTGAAAACCCTTATCTTCCTGAGGAATGCAATGGGTACATCCATTGCGGATTTAACGAAGAACTTTTCTTGGCTATTGCTGCATTAAGAGATGATACGGATAGAGGACAGTTCTTTGTGACAGAATCAAGGCTTGGAAGTATTAACTATCCTGACAGCATAATAGAAAAAGGATCATTCATAATATGCTGTACTGATAAATGGGATTCTGTGGATATCCCTTCACACAAGGCTTCCGTATTAGAATTAATAGAGCATTTTAAAAAGCAATGATTATGAAACAGACATTAGAAGAAGCAGCAAGAGAAAACATTCTGTTTAATCACAGAACAGTTGACAGAACTTTGTCGGGTGAAGATTTGGCAAAGTTTGGAGAGATGAATTTTATTCAAGGTGCCGAATGGCAGACAAAGCAATCTCCGTGGATCAGCGTTGAAGACAAGGCTGGTTGTGACACATCTGATGATTGTATTGTAATGGTTATGAATGGTGATATATTTAGAGCATATTTTTCATCTGGAAACAAATGGATGAAAAATAATGGTGGTCATTATGATGAAGTGATAGATGATGTTGTTGCATGGTTTCCCATCCCTTCTTTCGATGAGATACTCGAAGCCAACAGAGATGTGTTAGAACGGATTAAGGAGAAAGGAGACTAAAACATGGAAATAAAGAATGTAGGGCAACTTAGAAAAATCATCGAAAATCTTTCCGATGATTATGAAATAGAGATGCGTGTTAGACGGGAATTGTCTGAAGAAGAATTAAAGCAGTGCAGGTATCCTTATCCTTACGATACCGAATATTTAACTTTGGAATTTGACGATATAGGTGTGTTTGATAAAGTATTGTGTTTGGGTGTAACTTCTAAAATTAATTAGATGGTTTGGGTGAATATTTAATCAAGAAGTTTTATTATGAAAAAATTATGTGGATTACAAAAGATGGTCAGGTAGTAGACGATCATGTGATATCATGGGTGGAGGTGGAATTTGGTATTAAATAAAAGACGCATTAATAGATTTTGTTTTGGCATTTTGAATATTTGAGTTATCTTTGCAGTGAACACGCCAAGTTCATGTATTAGACATAATTTGTAGTAGCTATTTTTGTGGCTATGCATTGCGTTTATATTGCAAAGATATAGAGGCTATCACTCACATGGGTTACTACATTTATGTAATAACTTGGACTTGGCGGTTCGTGAGGCGATAGCCTTTTTTATATTTAATAACTCAAATTTCATAACATGCCAAGTCCTATGAAATTAGAGCAGGATCGAAGTACAGTAAATCCTACATCTACGTCCGACAGTGCGAAAACTGTATCTTATCGTAAGTTTGAAATAGAGAAGAATGCCAAAAATAAGGCATACTATTTCATCTTGTCCCACAACCTTCTTAATGAATTTGCAGAATTCTGAAAAACCTATCATTCAAATGATCCCCACAAGGATTGTTTGGAGTTCTTATTATCTAATATTTAAACATAAACTTATGAACGAATTAGTATTTAAAGGTGAGAACAACCAAGTACTAACTAATAGTTTGTTAGTGGCTGAAAAGTTCGGGAAAGAACATAGAAGAGTTATGCAAGATATCCGTGAACTTGGATGTAGTCAATTTTTTCGAGAGCACAATTTCGTGCTGTCCTCATATAATAGTCAACAAAACAACGGGGAAGGTTATTTATCTACGAAACATTGAAACGGAGCAACATTCTTCCATTGATAGAGAGGAATATCATGAACAATGCAAGCTAAATGAGAGAAATGCATACCAATACACCTTTCACCAAAACGATGAAAGGTATAGACCAATACAATATTCGTTCTACACGTTCCATTGAATGACTGCCAACAGACGACAGAATTCCCAGTGAGGAATGTCGTCTGTTAGTTCTATCAATATGTCCAATTTACTTTTTTTCATTCTCAAGTACTGAATTTATCCTTTCCTCCGTAAATCCAAATCTTGCGGCAAACCTTTTGAAAGCCCGCATTCTATTATCAGGAATAAGTGCATACAAGCTATTAACAGGAGTTTTACTCTTTAGCGCTTTTTGAATTTGTACATTTTTCATGAATTAATGTGTTAACTGTTTGATTCTTACTTTGCAACAATTACACTCGCACAATAATGGATAAGCGAATTCCCACATATTTTCCACTATATCATCGCCAATGTATTGAATTTCCTCTCCATAAGGGGTTATATTAAACGATTGGCATATATGGGTGGCAAGATGTCCGCACTCATGCCTCCATGATTTTTCAAACTCCTTTGCTGAGGAAGTAATCGCAATGACCATTACCGTTTTCCTATCCCGAAAATTGGAGTATGTCACACCGGTATTCATTTTACCAGAACTCATATTTTCATATGCTGTTCGTAACATTTCACCATCACATCCGATAGAATACATGCGGTCTATTATTTCATCAACATAGTAGGTATTGACCGCATAATAAACATATACCTCCCAATAGTATTTCTCAAGAGTGAACTTCTGCCGTATCATAACTACAACATTTCATCCCACTCAATCGGTTCTCCGGCAGCAATCATTGTCGCATACCATCTCCTCATTACAGCTCCGTCCGGAGCGTCTGGATCGTCAATTGAGTCCTTTATATATAATGCTAAATGTTGTTCATCCGGAATAGATGATTTGAGAAAGTCGGCTTTACCCATATTAGCTACATATACATAATCATATAATGAATTATTATCCAGTTTTATTCCATAACTTGTAAGCAGTTCATCCACTTTATCCTTAGAAATAGGAGTTATGCGTTCTTTCTTACCGGTAGCAGCATTCACTTTTTTCATCAGCGATACTGCAAATTCACACATTTTCTTGTTGAAATGCCAACCGAAGTTAGATAAATACGTTTCCATCTCTTCCGGTCTTTTATCTCTTATATCCAATGGTTCTCTTCTCATAAATATAAACATTATAAGGGAGTCGCAAAATGCCACTCCCCTAAGTTAAACTTAACGATAACGGGAATAGCGCCCTGTACCACGTACACCACGCCTTTCTCCCATACCACGGTTACGTCCAGAATTACCACCACGACTATAACCGTCACGCTCTCCCATGTTTTCTTCATCGAAATAACGGTCGTCGTCATACCTGCGATCTTCATCCCAACGTTCACCCATTCCTTCACCTTCGGAAAGATCTTCTATGCACTGCATAAGTTTACTTCCGTAGCGAAGCATCTTTTCCGCATAGTCGGACATCTTCTCGACCTTGCTCTCAGAAATTTCAATCATCATCATACTTACTGTTTTTTAGAATTGTTACTACTTGTAGTCTTTTCAGAAGACTTAAAGAACTCAGCCATCATAGCTTTCAACTCGCCAAGTTCTTGTCGAAGCGCTTTGTTTTCCGCTTCCTGCTTTTGCCTCTCTGCAAATTCAGGGTTAAGAACCTGAAGCATCTTGTCGCATGATTCCATAACGGCCCGATGGTGATCGACACTTCCCAATATCTCAGAGGAGCGATTGCGCATGGCGGCTACTTCCGCATTCATTGATTCTCTGGAACCTGATATTACCATATTCCCACCTCCGGGAAAGTTCGCATCAGCAATATCGGACATAGCTGGTATCTTTTGAAAGGTGACAGTCTGTTCACCTACCTTAATGGTTATATCAACCACCATTTTAGGAGGCTGTCCATAAGGGAGAGGCTGTTGCATAAATTCAGGAACAGGATTAGATACACCGGAAACGGAGCCGACTTCTATGTATGGAGTACCATCCTTATGAAGAATGAAAAACTCGCTATTTACTCTTAGATTCTGAAAAGGCATAATTAATTAACTCTTTAAAGAGCGGGATTACTCCCGCCCATTGTTTTTTTACACCACCCCGGTAAGAATTTGCAATGTATTACTACCTGATTCATAATAGCACAGGTAAATTCCAGTACCGGTAATATCCGAAGCAGTAACATCTGCACCGGCGATTGTAGTCAGCGCCTGAGTGGCACCGTTGGTATCAAAGACTACCGGAAGCGTGCCAGTAGTTCCGGAGGGAATTGGCTGCGCCAAACGGAACAGGATCAACCCGCTAAATGGAGCAGAAAGGAACGGATGATTCCGGAAAGAGAAACGTACGTTGGTAGTACCTACCGTAACTCCAGTGCTTTCTAATCTTGGAATACCATTCTTATTTGCCATGATAAAAGGACTAATGAATGCCATATAATGCCTCCTTCCTTTTATCCCCAACCGTTAAAGTTGCCCCATGTTCCGATACCATTAAGAAGACCGTATTGAGCAGCAACGCAAGAAGGAACACCAACAACTGGACTGTAAGGGACCTTGGCTACTTCCGGTTGATTACATTCGATTTTTGCAAGACGAGCACTCAGGTCGCTCAATGCAGCTCCAAGAGGTGCAGTTGCCTGACCTACAATTTGAGAGGTCATAGCAGAACTCTTGAACGTACTGTTCTCTTCACGAAGTTTATCAATCTTATTCTGCATTTCACGCATTTCGGCAGCTTGCTGGCCGGCAAGAATCTGTTGCGTACTATCCTTGATGGAATTTTGCAAGTCGCAAGTTTGGCGTTGAGTCTCATAAGCGACAGATGCAAATCCTCTCTCTTGTCCCGTAGCTACGCCACTGATTGCATTCTGCAAGGTGTTGGTTTGCTGGCAGATAGCTAAACGGTTTTCGCAGCAGCAAGAAGCGATCTGTTGTGCGATTTGACAGTTACCCTGCTGTATAGCATTGATAATCTGCATTGAACTCTGTCCAACTTGGTTTCCTACCTGTTGAACTTGTGACATTACTCCATTAATCGCATTCTGCACTTGACCGATTGAACAGTTCAAGTTAGTAGCCAAATTGTTAATTGCCTGTCCGTTCCCTTGAATAGCACTCATAAGCAACTCCCTTCCTGCATCATTGTTAATTAGGTTAGGAATACCTGCACCGGCAAATCCACCACCGTTACCTCCATCGCCATTGTTTCCCCATCCATTTCGACCGAACAGAGGGAACAAGAAGAAAAGGAAGATTATCCACATGAACCATGAACCATCCCCGCCAAACCCGTTGTTATTCTTTCCTTGCATAGCAACTAACAAGTTCGGATCAATACCTTTCTGTTGTAATAGTGGAGCCAGCATAGCCATCATTCCACTACCACCACCGTTTCCTCCTGATTCCGGGAAAACGTAAGTCTTTGTTTCACTCATAATTATATACGATTATAACACGGTCAATATTAACCGCATCACAAATCTCACTATAAGTGTGTGTCAGAAGAAAACTTTCGTGTCAAATACGTGGCTAAAGGATATATCTTTGAAACATGTCGTCTTTCTCTAATTCTGAAACGATATCTTGAAAGGCGAATCGTATAGAAAACTTCAATTTGCATTTGTTGTCAAAGCTGTTGCGTATCTTGTTGGCACATGTACGGCTTAATCCCGTAACTTCTGATATTTGTGAATCAGTCAACCATTGAGATAAAATATGGATAAATATATATCTGGCATCAACACATTCTTCTTTATTAGACATCAATATAGAATACTCGTCAAGCCCAGTATATCGGCATACGCAACCAATCACTATCTGATAAAATTCACTTATTGCTAAAATCATGTCGTAAAACATATTAGTTATAAAAACAAAACATCGCAAATACCGTTATAGACTTTATGAAAGCCTCCTAACAGTTGCCTTGCGATGTTTGCCCGTTTTTGATTGGAAGTCGTGTGACGGGTTGTGGGGCTTTCTTTTATTTCTAACCCCCAAAAAAGAAAACGTTTGCTGATAAGCTTATTCCTATCCCGGCCTTCTACCACCGGGGAAACGGATACCTACTTCATATTTATCCTCCTTTCTTTAGTTACCACATAAATAAGTTACAACTAATACCTGCGCCGATATACCAACCACCCGGATAACCATATCCAGCTTGTAAACCAAATCCCCAACGCTTTTTCTTCGAGGTAATGGTATGATAAATATCATTCGTAACCGTTTGGTACACTGTCCTCGGGAATATCTGCATACTATCCAATCTCGGCCGGTAACCGGATACCCATGCCCGGTAAAGGCTATCCTCATAATAAGCCTGTTCACGCTGAACTACAGTATCACCTACATGTATTGTATCTGTCAACCGGACGATCAATAGCGGAGCCATAGGCGCACAGATAAGTAACGTATCAACTCTTACAACGGTCTTTACTTTTGTCTCAGTGCGTATTTCTGCCGGTAAAAGCTTGCGTGGCCGAAACCAAGCAGCCACACAAGCAATCAGCAACATTATTACTAATACCCATGGTAGTGATTTCATAAAGCTAAAATTTGCTTACGATTCCCCTCTTTCCGGTAAGACACATGTACCCACGAGAAATTCTTCTCATCGATCAATTGGTCAAAAGGGAGACCGAGCTCCTGAATCAGATAAAACAACCGTTTGTTCTCTTTCGGACTACCGCCGGTAATATCTGCTGCCCTCCCAGTCATGTGGTCACTGGTGGCGGAACCTTTCACGGCTTTGTTGAGAGCCGGACAACGAAATCCGCTATTTACCTGTATCGGCTTTCCATAAGCCTCCCGGAGCGGATCAAGGACATTATCCACCAATGCAGTCATATTGTCTACATGTTCTTTCTTGCACCGGTTATCAATGCCCAACCGGTCTGCTGTTTCTGATTTACAAAGTTCCGCAATTGTAAAGTACTTCATTTCTTTTCCTCCTCTTTCTTGAAATACCTACGATAAACCATATTCGAAACCCATCCGGCTATAACGCCAATAGCGAATGAAACCACGGTAGTAATATTCACCCAAAACGGAGTATAATGCATGTACAGCATCACACCTACGATTACGGCAATGACAATTGCCAATACAATAACTCTCTTTTTCATCTTTATATCTCCTTTTAATTAATGGTTATAATTCATCTATCTTACCCAATAGCCTTAACTTCAATCCGTCAAAATATACGCCTACAGCCTGACTCATCAAAGACACGGTGAAGTTATCGGTAGGAAGGTACACCTGTTCGGTCATCAAATTTGAAATAGCCTGGTTATCCTCCAATGTGGCCACGAAGCTGAGTTGCTTTTCCTTATACAAGAATTTCCCCAGAAAGGCTCTCTGCCCGTTGAAATCATTGTCAATCATCAGTCGTATCTTATTGAAGGTAGCCTCCTTGTTGACCAGATGATTTTCCATCCTTATTTTCAATATATAGTACTTAACGAGCGCACAACTTCGGTCAAGTGTCTCTTTTGTGATCGCCTTTGCTTCCTCTTTACCAACACTCCTGTTATTCAGGTCACTGAAGTACCGTCCTGTCTTGTCACTTGTCTCCTTGATCGCCCTAAGCATTTTCTGATTGCTTACTATTTGAGCAACAAATACGATTAGCAATAACGCGGTGAAGGTGACGGCAAAGCCGAACATGACTTTCAATGCCCCAAGATCTCCTGCGGCTTGGGCAATTTCAATTGCGGATTTAGACAGCTTATCAACTGCTTCAACATTTGCTTGCATTTTTCTCTATTTCAACAATTAATTACTATATTTGCGTCAGACAGATTAACGCATAATCTGTTTTTATTTATTTTTCACCGCCTTGCTTGGGAAAGTAGGGCGGATTAGTTATTGATTCGGATAAGATTTTGTAAGTTTTCCATTCTTATAAAACGAGATTCCAAATGGAGACAAAAGTACTCTACATACAGATTCTTCTGCATCTAAGGATTCAATATAAATCGAATTTGCCTCCATGTGCGACTTAGCAAATATTTCATTTGTACTCCCTTTATAAAGGAATAAGTCCAATCCGGGAAAATATTCTGATGAAAATCCATATTCAGATACTAATTGATTGCTTTCATTATACATTTTAATCAACTTGTCAGCAGGATCAATAATTATCCTTTTGCCATTTATAGACGTCTCCACCTTTTTAGCAACAATGCCATCATCGTCAAATATTGCAATATCCTCCCCGGCATTATTCTGAAATACGGTAGTATCAGCTTTTAACGTAATCTTCCGATTCTGAATGTCAATCCCCGTCTCGACATAATCCTCCGGAGCAAGTGACCAGTCCGTAGGCTTTGTTCCTATCTCGAATTTGAAATTCTTGTATCGGACACTTCCGGTAATGTTGTCGCAACGGATGCCAACCGGCCAGTACCTATTGTTTAGCTGGTATTCTGTGACGGTATAGAACGCAACGACACGGACAGTACCACTACCTGCCTTGACAAACGGAAGAATATTAGCGCCCATACCACCATTGTCCCATCCTGTATCACTGCCCGGAGCCTGCAATTGGAATATGGGATTCGAGTTCTTTACTATATTGCTGTATTCAAGGCTAAAGGAAAAACATACGACATCCCCGGCCTTTACGTCGGTAAGGTAACAGTCATACAAAGAAAATGTCTGATTTGTGCTACCCTCCAATGTAACACTCTCACTCCATTCATCGGATGTACCGTGAGCGTAATTCCTACCGCCGATATGAATATCGTCAATCATGCCTTCAACGGATTTTGTACCTATTGTTATCCCACCTTCAGGCGCGGACAACTTTCCGTCCTTAGTCAATTCGAGTCCCGTACCGGTATGCTTGATTGCTCCTTTGGTCATTTCCCACCCTTCGGTCTTGTCAAGCTCGCCTATGAAAATCTTGGAAGTACCAAGAACATTGACTATCGCGTCTTGCGCCAACAATAGATCGGTAGCAGTAAACCGCATATCGTTTGCAACATCCCAGTTCACATCCCCATTCGAAGAAGTCGGACGGTCTATAACAGACATGCCCTTTTCTTTTACACGGAAAGTGTACAGCTTGTTATTGAACCATGCAAAGACAACATCCCGGTACATATCATCCCAAATATAAGTCTCTCCTATGGTAAACATACCCCTACTGCGGTAGGTGTATCCATTGCTTCCCGGATTACCCGTTGAACCGTCATAGACTTTCGATATGCTTCTTTCCTTTGCCACATTCGAGCTATCGGTAAATCCGACCAAGATGTCATCATAGTCACCATCGACAGCAAACGTATAGTTATCCACATGTTCGGAACTTCCTTCTGACTTGGAAACTACCCCGTTTTTGTAATACGAAACAGTACAATAAAAGTTACTACACGGTTCTCTCTTGTTCCCTGTTATCCTGAACAAATATGCAGTAGCACGATAGTATATCTTTGGATTCCCGCGATTGTCACAAGAGATGACTTCGACTTTACGGTTCAGTTGCTTGATATCAATTTCATACTGCACCGGTGACACGCCATCCTCCACTATGGTAAGTGTCTCGGAAGCAATTATCGCGTTGGGTACATTGTCACCCGTGACCTTAACGGCTACCACACCGGCATGCACCGGAGAGGCGATCATATGGCTGTATGCCACAGAATACGGCTGGAAGCTGCCGCCTACAATGTGTCCCCACTGATATTTGGGATTATCCACATTCTGTACGACAGCTTCAAGCGTAATCGTAGCCGGCTCATAAGTCCCGTCCGGGAGCTTATGGAACACCCGTTCCCCCGGCAGGATTGATACTGTAGGAGTACGGGGAATTCTACGTATTGGTACACCTCCTTTTACTTTCATGATGGTGTTGCTTCTACTTGAAGCCATAATTGGTCAACATTACCTGTCTCAAAATCAGACTTATTTATCTTAAATTTATTATTCGTCGATTTTGCTTGATCCCTAATAAACACAAGTCCGTTCATTAACGAAAATGCAAAATAGGTGAATAACGGTACTTCTTGGTTGGTGTCACGTGTTATAACCTTCGCGGTTGCGGTTACACCATTCACCTCATCGAGATAACCGCCTGGTGTATCGTAGGTAAAATTAAGTACATATGGGTCGGTTTCGTCGCGCACATCTACCGATTTAGTGCTGACAACTGAATCTATTACTTTGAATTTAGCAACAATGGTTTCCATCAGGTCAATATCATCTCGTTCAAGGGTGATGGTTTTTCCCGTTTTTCCCAATGCTTCCAAACCATCCAATTCTTCGTCTGTATCGTTTGCGACAACTCTATACCATTCTACTTCATAACTGGAAATTAAATTTCCACCTTGCGATAAAACTGTATTCAAGGTAATAGTATCTGCTTCGGACGATATGACACCTCCATTTGTCATACCGATTTCCCCTATGTATGTTGTCGGGGATGCTTCCATTTTTGATACCTCAATATCAGAAGATACAATTTCGTTAAATCCGTCCACTTTTACAGTAGCATCGCAAGTTATCAATTTACTACTGGTCATTGAAAGCCCAAGATTGTCTTTTATAATCAGGCAAGGAACCTCATGCGATCCCATTGTATATGTCTTGGTGATATCAAAACGCGAATCGCCTTCAGCAATAACCACACCATCATATTTCCATACAACGCTAACGTAATCATATACTAACTCCGTAGATTTAGAGTTACGAATTATTGGATAAACAGTCGGTTGATTATCTTCTATAGTCCAGTCTACAAGTACGGAAGTACCATTGGTCGCTTGTACGAGAGATTTTGTACTGAGCAAATTCATTGTCAGAGAACCCTTACTTCTCAGTCTTTTTATGGTTGTACCACCCCTAACTACTGTTGTCATAATTATTTTTATATTAATTGGTTATACTTTAATTCCATTCTCTTTTCTGAAGCTCTCTTAATGCCTGCTTTGTATCCATCGCAACAGCACCAAGCTCCTCAATCACCTTGTCAACGTCATCACCGAGCTTTTTAAGCTCATCCTCGATTAATACTACTGTCGTTGCATTCTGACGGCATGCCGACTCTGAGGTGATAAGTCCTTTTTCAAGGGCTGTCTTTCTGTCTATAAATATGTATCTTGCCATAATTTTTGATTTTTTGTTATACGGGGATAAATTCAAAACCTTCACTTTTACTAAAATTGACTTTATTCTCTGTTTCTGCTTTATCTGATAATCTTTCATCATCAGTGCTTCCTTCGAAGTCCCATTTATGCAAGAGTGCATTTTCCGGAGAATAAATTTCTATTAATGATGTGAATGCAGAATTTTGTACAGCAACATTAGATATCTCGCCAGCTTCATATTCGGTAAAACTACCTGTATATGATATTCCATTAATTTTCAATTTACATCCATTTAATGTCGATCCTATTTCAAACTCAAAACATTGTATTGTTTTTTGTAGATTCTTTATGTTCGCCTTTTTTCTAAAACCATAAGCATATATATACAAATCTGCAAATCCCGTCCCCAAATATGAAACACGGCAACCTATATTATTTTTAATAACATATATATCCACAGCACTCTTGGTAGGAGTGTTGGGTGGAACTTCTACAACAATCCTGCTTCCTTCAACGAACTCTTCAAGTTTGTTCATATTAGCAGAGGGAAGCGAACATCCACTTACGGCATATTTCACATGCTCCATCCCTTCAACCACGTCCGGTTCTACCTCCTGCACACCCAATCCGATATCATCAGCATCAAGAAGAACATTCATGCCCTTCAAGCCATTACCCCAATCGGCAGAGAAGTATTTCTCCGGATTATCAAGAGTGCCTATTCCGGCAACGTCCACCTGTATCCAAGCAGGGAATAACTTCACATCAGAAGGAATCGAAATAACTCCAGAATCATTTCCATACGGTGTAATAACAGATGTCCTGTACGGAGGTAAACGAGTCACAAGAGTAAATTCATGATTGATCGTCTTTCCCTGCACGTCCGGACGGTACCCTTCCGGTAACTGTATCGATTCAGACTCTACTTCGATATCCGGTGCGGATGGGATGAAGTGAGGGGTATATGCCGGTACGGACGGCAACACTGTTTCACCATACAGGAGACGGACATTCTTTAACTGAATAATGTCAGATGTATATCCTGAATAAAATACTAATTTCGTAACCCTACTATTATCTATTAAATACTTGTCGTTAATTGTAAAAGTAACAGTTTTAGTTTCTGAATTTATACTAATTGTATTGGATACAATACTACCTGTATTTCCTACAGATTGTTGTATAGAACAAGTTAATTCGGTATTATTTTGAAAGCCAGTAATATCACCAATATTTAAAGTATATTTTCCTCCAACGGAAAGTATGTTATCAATCAAAATATAAGAACTTTGAGCTTTGTTTTCATCGCCGTCTCCGACTATTAATGCCTCAACATCTTCACCAAGCACATTCCAAGCATACTCGCCTTCAAGAAGCTGGACGTTACTGTACTTGACAGAGTTGCCGGCTGTAGCCCCCGATTTGCCTGCATAAAGCATAATAATAGCAGGCTGCGAAGCGTCATATTTATCTGTTAAATTTAATACTCCTGTCTTCTTACTTTTAGAAAGAACAATAAAATTTGCAACTATCGAATTGACTGTTCCGTAATTGTACATAGATACTGAATACTCTGTTGCATCACCTGCTATATTTACAACATCATCAATACTAATAGTCACTTTTTTTGAAGATATTTTCGCTATAGGTATAGATGCATAGTTAGTATTACTATCACTTGCATTTACCGTTACCTCCTCCGTATCCCCTTCAAGCAGGTTGTAATTGTACTCCTCGGTGATCTGGATGCCGTAGATGTAAGACGGAATGTCAAATCCATATGTACAAGAAATGTGTGATATCGTCTTTCCAGGAGTGCTTTTATGCACAGCCTCTATTTTTTTATTAGCCATGTAGTCAAATCGTAATGCCGACGAAAACGTGCCGTCCGTGTACGCTATTATAAATGCAAAGCCCCATTGGGATTCTGTTTCAGAAACATATTTTCCCACAACACGTAGAACATATGCTGTATTCTCCTTGAAAGACATCTTTCCGGAGAATAAATCACGTTGTTCATTTCCACCTATATAAGTACGTAATGCAAACGGGTTAGGCACACAAATGTACTTCCCGTCCGCATCCTCTCCCTCGGTTACTACACCGGGCTTGATCTCATCGTTCAGATCGAGAAAATACTGCTTGGCAAGCAGATTGCGGGGGTAGTCGGATATCTTGTCGAGTTCCTTCTGCAAGTACTCATTGCGGACATCCGTCAGATTCTGACGACAGTCCTGTACCTTGCAGACGTAATGTTGCTCTTTGCCGATAGAAGCTGTTGGTACTTCCAATTCGCGCGAATTATGTCCTACATAGTCTGTTATCAATGATTCGGCAGAGCCATTCTTTTTATACCACCAGTATGCAGATGGAATAGATGTCTCGCCAGCTACCAAATCAGCAGACAGCTTCAAGTATGTCAATCCCTTTATCGGATTAAAACAACGTCCGCGCGGATAGTCTGTTTTGAGAACAACCGGTGAACTGGCAGCGACATTTGACGCCAATACAGATGTACCGACAAAATAGGCTTTACGCCTTAACTTGCCATTAACCATATCAGCGAAAGTCGCAGTGAAAATTAATGTAACCGGTGCATCAAAATTAACGTTCTTATATACAATGATCCTGCCTCTGTTATTCGTGTTTGAGGTTGAATCAATCTTGTACTTTGAATTTGTAGGAGAAATGAGGTTAGCCTCAGATATTTCATTCTCATACCACTTTATATCCGTAATATAAAGATTTACAGTTCCATTCTCAAGAATACCGGATGGGTCTGTAATACTACATACCGGCTGTATTGCCGTAGGGCGTATGCGTCGGTCAGGGGTATAGATTTTGTTATCCGCATCATAATCCTGTTTTAGCGAACCCTCTGCAACCAACATGGAAATTTGTGTTCCGAGAGGGGAATAAACTCTATTAAATACTGCCATATCTATTTATTTAAATGTTTCTTCTTTTCTTATCGTTATATTTCCTATTGTCGCTTCACAAATAAATTTTACCGAATCGGTAGTAATATCACCTGCGGTTATATGCACACTTTCACGGGCGGATGAGTTTTTGTCATTCCATATAGCGTCGCTTGCAATGTCTGCTAAGGATGTACCGGATTCACGAGTCCAAACCCATTTAACAACCTCAGACGTTATGTCCTTGAAATACTTAAAGACTTTCGCTGTTAGGATAACATCAATATTATTGTCAACGAATACATAAGCGTCTTCACTGTTTTTAATCTCCATGCGCAAGTCTCCTGTTCCCAGCGTATCTTCAACGATCTTTTCCAACTGTTCTATCTTGCCGTAGAAGTACAGGCTGTTGATGAATGCCGAGTACCCTGTCGTGTCTACTCCGAATATCTTCAGGTTATCCAGATACCCGAACTGGCATCCTATATTTTTGAAAGAGAACTCCCACCAATTGACTTCTTTAAGTATCCGGATATAGGGGTTACCGCTACCTTTGAGATATATGGAAGATTGCCTTAGTTCATTGCTTGCATTGCCGTAACTTACGAAATGCATCATTGATGCAGGTGCTATAGGGTTAGGATAGTTATCCGACGAGTCACGAAGCTTGTAACGGAACTTGCTGTTAGTAGCGGTTTCCAATATCTCCGTTATTCTGAAATAGCATGTCGAGAAGCCGGACATCCTTCTGTTTCCTATACCATCGTCATAATCCTCCGTGGCATTTCCCGATTCATAGTGGTACATGCCCATACACAGGTCATCAACCGCAATCGTACCGATCTCACCTGACTCCAACTTCAATGTGACCGTACCCGTGTCAAGGAGATTGCCTTCCATATCCATGTCAGGCTCCACGGATTCTATCAATCCGCCACCGGGGGAAAGCCAAAGGTCTCCGGCTGTCACTCTGATACGGTTGTAACGCAGTTCGGGAGTTTCAAGGAAACGGCGAAGTACCAATGACTCCAGTTCTCCGCGTCCAAGAGAATCTATCAGACCACCGTGACCGGTTAGACCGGAAGCGAAAGATTTGCCGAACTGGACACCATCCTGGGCTGAGATCATACTTTCGGATACAAGGCCTTTTATGAAAGTGATGAGCTCGGATGCTGTGTCGGGTTGGTCTTTGCGGAGAAACAATTCATTCAACTCATCCAAATTTATTTTGGATGATACTTTGAATCCTATTATATTCCCCTTGTTGTCCCTTATAAATATCGTTGGATCTTCCGAGGCGTTATTTATATAGAACTCACCTTCGTTCAATCCGTCAACAGCACCGTCATAGCTCGATAATTTAGGAGGTATCGCTTTCCCTTCCTCGTTTATCCCGTTTCCGTACCAGATTCTTTTATTAATCCTCTTTTCCATAGCCTACACTCCCACATTATCAACATTAACAAATGCAGCCTTACTTCCCTTGTACTGCAGCATTTCGCCATCCTTAGGATTATCAATAATGAAGCCTACAACAGAGCTACCGGTTGCCGACTCAGGACGCCCACCGATTCCTAAAATGTCATTTATACGAGGCTCCAGCCTAATAGAGAAATGAAACATTTGCCCATCTTCATACAATTGTGACATTTCCGGCACATTCCCTTCCGACCGGACGTATCCTATACCGTTCACATCAAATTTAGAAAGGCACAATATTTTATTAATAAATTCTGCATACCAATACGGCAACCCGACAGAATCACCACATTGGAGAATCATGTTCTTATAAGGGATAGAATATAATTCTTCTATTTCTTGGAATTGATTTCTGAATTGCTCATTTGATACATTAAATGATATTCCGGAAGGTTTGAATCCGGCTTCTAATCTAAAGTCGAAGACTTGCTGCTGATCTTCTATCCAAAAAATATTGTCGAAAGGGGAATTGTTATCTTTATGAGAGAATCTTATAAGGGAAGTCACGTTTAACAAATCCGATGAAGAACATACCATAAATGGCTCACTTTTCAGGTTTTCACCCGTACTAAATGACAGAGACAAACTATAAGTAGAATCACCATATCCTTCAAGGAGAAGGACACAGTAATACATTTTGGTATATTCATTTACATCATATGATGAAAAATTGATTGAAACCGTACTTTCCCTTACAAGATCATGCAACACACCCGATACCGTCTCCCTGTCGTCTGCAAAAATCTGCAACAATATATGATCAGATGAATGGAATTTCTGAACATAGTCTATATCCCTTGAGAATTGGTATTTTAAAGGATTAAAGAATACGGGACATATATCACCTATCTTAATCATGTCTTTTCGTCGGTATGGGTAACGTGCAACATCACACGCACTGCAAATATAATGATTTTTATTTTATTTCATCTACTATAAGCGAATATTTTACTTCTTCGTCTTTTAATCCGTTGATCTTTGTACTTGAAACATGGCATTCGTAAACTTCATCCATATACGCAACGGATATTCTTCCTGCCCAATCAGACGGAATGTCAAGATCGCTCGTGCCAAACGATAACTCCCCAACCGTAAATAGCCTATTTTCTATGATAAGATCGGAGGTCTCTTTTATACCGTCAATCGTTACATCACTATTCCCATCGGAAGAAGCAAATACAAGGCTGTCTACTGAAGTTCCTATAAACCTTTTATTAGCTTCAAGCATGGATTTTGGCGAATACATCACATTGAACATAGTAGAAGGACTTATTACTCCGGAAATGGACGGTCCGCCATTACCTGAGCGTATCAGTTCATACTTGCTGCCATCCGAATTCAATTTGGCAGACACGAAAAAGGTATCCTTGTCACTGTCGTTGTCTGTTGTATCCTGTCCCCTTTTTTGCGCAAGGAATTCTATTCCATATGCATCAGCCCTATAAGGAGATATCAAATCAAGCGAATTATCCGTTAATGTGTTTCCTGTAACAAACTCATTAGTAAATCGGAATTCGTCACGTCCGTTTATGCTGTCATAATCCTGCTTGTCATATCCAACCTTTACCCGGGAGTAAATCAAAGAAGAGTTCACGCTATAATCAAAGTCATTAATCTGTTTTTCTATCGTCTTTACTACCTCCTTTTTATATAAACTGTCACGATGTACAAATGAAAGCGTTTTCTCGCCAATTACAGGAACAAAGCCGAACATGGAATTCATCCATTCTGCAAATTTGGTATAGGATGTGTATATCTTTGCACCATTCAAGCCTCGTATGCTTTCAGCCGGCACAAGCAATGCTGTGTCTAAACGATCATCCACACCGGTCTCTATGCTTCCTGCTATTTCTCCTTCATTACCGCTCATGCTGTCGAGCAAACGGTTAAGCAAATTAATAGGTCTAACAATATCAATATTGAAGAAATTGTCATTGCGTTCTTTCCACTTCACAGATATAGATTTCTCAGCAAATAGAACTGTATATTTCTCTTTTTTTGAGTAAATACCAAGCGAAAGAACGTCATCTCTATTTAGGGAAAGTGTTATATCAACATTTATCTTTGTATGATTTGTACCATCATTATTCCATCTTAAGTCATTAAATACAACCCCATTCTTGAACAATATTATTCTCGTATTATCCGAAGCTGATACATAAGCTAAAAAATCGATATTTATACTTAAATCAAATGTCACACTTTTCTTAGCTTTTAGGAAACCGGAGTAAACTGAAACCTTACCCGGATCTACGTCTGAAACTTCAAATGAATTATTGGTGTATACTTCTGAAGGAGTCATATATAATGGAATTGCTTCATATCCTACCCCATCAAAAGACAGTGTTACATCACTACTGTTTTCAACTGAATCTCCAACAACAACCCAGCTAACAGTATTGAGCATATCAAGCCTGTCATAATACAACTGATTCTTCTCTTTGATTTCGTCCACCAAGTATTCATACTGAACCCCTTTCTTTGCCTTTATAATACTTGCAAGGCTGTTGTCTATTGCATTGATGGATATTACATAGCCATCATCGTTTAAAGTAGAGAAATCCAATGAACAACGGAACAGTTCACTCCAAAGCCAGCTATTATTTCTTTTGTATACAATGACCGTGGCGCTGGAATTAAGGTATTTACTCCGATATTCCCTTTTGAGAAAAGAATAAGCACGATTTATGAATTCAAATTTGGTAGAAAACGATCTGACTACACCGTCATAGTCATTCCTTTTATAAGATATGGATATATCATCCCAATTTCTAAGGTCTTCACTTACATCGTGTGCATACCCGTCAATGACAAGTTCGCATTTAAAATACATACGCAATAAGTATTAGTACCGGACAACTTCACCCGGATACGACAAAGATACAAAGAAAAAGGGGAATTCCAATACATGGACTCCCCTACAGTTGTCAATTAAGTCGTCAAACAATAACTATACAACTGATAATAACTCATTGGCTATTTTATGTAAGCCGTCAACTATACGCTTTCTTTGTTCCGGACGTGGCTTCCTATGCCCATTCGCATAATGTCCTAATTGCCTTTCATTTATTCCGGAAGCGTTTGCTATATCAGAAAGAGTAGTAAGACCTTCACAGGATTTAAGCAATGCAGCCGTATCCAATACCCACTCAATTTTATAATCGTTATCTAATAACCAACCGGGAACATCATCGCCATCGGCAATCATACCTTCTACATGGAATCTGATAGCGGAATGCACAGCATCTTTCAAACCTTTATAAGTCTTATGGGTAACGACAATAGCACCAGGTACCTGCTCATCAACACAGGCACAAAAGTTCTTTTCACACCATTCTACATTTACTTTTATAGTAACCATAATTTTTTATTTTTTATAGCGGGGTTATTGCCACAAAGATAGTAATTATACTATCATTTAATAAACAAATCCCAAACAAATGATATAATATTTACTATCATTAACGGTTGCTATTCCAATAACAAAAGAAGTCAGGAAAATAAAAATAAAACATTTAAAATGTTGCTATATAAAGAAACATTTCATATCTTTGCAACATGAAACGTAAGATAATAACATACGGTGGATATTTTGAAAGATTTATTTCTATGCTTTCGGATAAAGAAATAAAGAAACTGGACTATATAATCTCCTTACTGGAGTCGGAGGATAGGCTACCAGTTAAGTTTATAAGGTTTCTGCGTGATGAATTGTATGAATTGCGCATGGAGTATAATAGCAATATTTACAGGGTGTTTTTCATCTTTGACGAAGGAAAGATAGTTGTTCTTTTTAATGGATTTCAGAAGAAAACCCAAAAGACACCTAATAATGAAATAGAAAAGGCATTAAAAATAAAGGAGGCATATTATGGAGAAAAACAATCATCAAATAAATGATTACAGTGCTGTTCTTGAACAGAAATACGGGAAAAAAGGTTCTGTTGAACGGGCTAAATTCGATGAAGAGGCATACACTTTCTATACCAGCCAAATACTTGTCGAAGCAAGAAAAAAAGCGAAAATGACCCAAAGCGAGCTTGCGAGGAAAGTAGGAACGAATAAGTCCTATATTTCAAAGATTGAAAACGGGTTTATCGAGCCGGGAGTAGGATTATTCTTACGCATCATTAACGCATTAGGGCTGAAATTTGACATTGTAAAACCTATTATGTAAAAATAAGCCTGCTGGGTGAAGGTTCTGTATCTCCATTCAGCAGGCATAATATCTTAAATATCACTTAATCAGTGATTGCTTCTCCTATTCATAGAATCGATATCATCACACATCCTTTTGACAAGATAAGCATATTCTTTAGCTGTAAAAGCATCCTTGTCTATATGCATCTTAAAGTGTCCCATAACCATGACCCTCTCACGGGTAAAATAATCGCGGTCCATAACTGCAGTGGAAGCGGAGTTGACGGATGTCAGTTTATCATACCTGTATTTGCAGTTTGCGGATATTGAGTTTATCCGTTGGTTTATCTTTTCTTTATCGTTAATATCAACGGTGTATCCAAATGCGGAAAGCATATCACATACGTGTTTCCAATCATTTATTTTTATGAGATTAAGGCAGGCTTCCATGCTATCGATTTTTATCCTTAGATTTATAATCTCATTTTTACGTGATATCTCAGCAAGAAGCACCTTCCCTCCTATGATCGACAGGTATTCGTTTATCAGCTTACTTGCCGCACAAGAAAGATCTTCTTGCTTATGCCTTCCATTTATAACCAAAGATTCTAAATCGCCACAGAATACTTCTATAAACTTTCCTATAGATATCTGATCTAAATCCGTATAATACATAGTTACGATATTTTTTATAGTCTGCTTGCAATACTATGCCATTCCGAATTCTTTGATAAATTCTTCAAGTGTTTTGAAAGATTTCTTGTCTCTGTTATCAGGGAATCTGTCTTTTTTTCCAATCTGCTATAATCATTGTTTACATTGACGGTAACAGGTTCCCTCTTTTTGTCGGCATTTCTCATCAACATCTCAACGTCAGAACGCATATATTTAAACGAATCAATGTTTACGATATCGGGAATTACTACAGCCCTTTGAGGAATATCCACAAGGGTAGGAACAGAAGGGGTTATATAAGCGCCCTTATCAGTTAAGATTGCCTCGTTTTTACCGCCATCTCCGACTATGGCAAGGCCTCCCGGATGATTGACCGTTCCTTTTGCATATTTGGGAATAGGTTGAGCTACAATAGTAGCAAGTTGAACGGCACCCATAGCCGAAACAATAGCCGCAAGTACTAAGTCGGGAAGAGCCTTCGTAACACCTAACGCAGTAGCAATAATTGCTTGATTTATAGAATTGGCCTTATCCCATTTAGCCTGTTTTTCTTGCAATTCTGCCTTTTTCTTAGCTAACTCCTCCTCTTTTCGTGCAGTCTCTTTTTCAACTGCCATCTTTCTTGCTTCTGCATCCTCTTTTGTGATAACACCTACTTCTTCAAGACGCTCGATTCTCGCTATCTCTTCATCACCGGCCTTTTCGTTAGCTTCCTGTTCTTCCTCTATCTCTTGTATTTTCCTGTCAAATATGGCTGAACTAAGCTCGGAGAAAGAATTCAATATCTCACCGACAATCTGTATTTTTTCAGAAATACTATCCAGTTTTTTTCTCCAAGCATTTTCTGCATCCTCTGCCGCTTTTACCTCAGAATCGCGGACTTTCTCATTCAAAGCAATCTCCGCTTCGGAAAGTTTTTGTTGCAATTTCAATTTGTCTTCAGGAGAAAGACCTGGAATCTCAAGCTGTTGTTTAGCCAAATCAATGGCATTTCGCATCTGCTTTATAGCATAACGCTCAGTTATCTCATATTTCTTTCTCTCATACTCCTCTTTGTCAATCTCACCTTGAGTATAGCTTTCAGTCAAGACATTAAGCTCATCCTGCATTTGGGAGTTTAATACTGCGACTCCTCCTGCTGCTGTGTCCTGCAGGTATTTTATTCTTTTTGATGCATGTGCTTGCAGTAAATCATTCCTTTTCTTTTCATATTTTTCAAGTATCAGCATACGAGCTTCTTGAGTTATATTGTCTTGGTTCAATTCCATTTGTCGTTCGAGAACCAGCAATTGCATTTTAAGATCATATTCCTTATCGGAACCTTCTTCTACTGATTCCAGCCGGAGTTTTATCCTTTCCTTCTCTTTGTTGATATTGTATTCAAATTCATATTTATCCAGTTCACGCTGCATCTGTTCTGCAAGATTTTCCCTTGTGGCTATCTCTTCCTCACTGTTCCCCTTTATAGCCGCAATACGTTTATTGTACGAGAAAGAAATCTTAGCTAACTCCTTTTCTAATCCATCATCCATTAGATCAAGCTCCGACTCTTGATAGGCTTGTTGAATCTGTAACTTTTCTTTTTCATACTTCTCTATCTGTTTATTAGTCTGGTCCTGATAAACAAGTAATTCTTCATCAGCCCGTTTTATTTTGGACATGGCATTATTATACATATCAACTATTGATTTGTCAAGTCCTTCTATTTCCTTTGAATTTCCAGACTTCAGAACTTTTAATTTCTTGGATTCAATCCCATCTAAGGCAGATAAAGCTTCCTTCTTCATGTTTTCCCAATATTCCTTAGTGCCTTCTTTGGGTTGAGGATATAAATCTAAAGCTCTGACTCTTTTAGATATTCCTTGATTTATAGAATCTATTTGATCCATATCTTTTTTATACTCATCCGCAGATTTTCCAAAATCATTATATTTATCTACCAATTTACCTATATACTCTAATTGAGAACCATAGGCTTCCGTACCCTTTAATCCCTCAAGCTTAGAACGTTCTTCATTGATTTTTCTTTCTAAAAGAATTTGATTAGTAAGAGCATCAATTCTCTTATTATGAAGATCATTTCTCTTTTTTTCATTTTCAAATATTACATCCATATATGCACGGGATCGGGCTGTTGCTATTATTTGCTTAGACAAGGATTTATATGCATCATCTAATTTTTTAACATCAACTTTTTCATCGACCATTAATCCGGAATACTCCGGATATTTCTTTATCAGTTCATTATATGCGGCCTTTCTTTCATCAAGGGCTGTATTATTATCCTTTAACTTTTTATAAAGTAAATCCAATTCAGTCCTCTCTCTTATTGAATTTTCAGTAGCTTTCTTACGGGCCAGTGCCATCTGTTGCTCTGAACTCAACAAATCTTTCACGGCATTATCTGCTTTGAACAAGTTACTAACCCAGCCGATGATTTCTTTCCCGTACATTGATAAAATTGTGATACCGGCAACAAGAAGAGTTTGCCAACTAAATATACTTCCTATGACCTGTTTCCATACAGGAACAGCTTTTTGATTAGCTGCTGACAATTTATTGAATTCAACTCTTGCCTTTTGTAACTCATCAACCAAAATAGGAAGGTTGTTGGATATTGCAAGGAAGAAAGTATTCCACCCTACCGCCAAAGAAGGAAGCTCTCTTGCTACTTGCTGAATAGACATACTTAATCCATTCCAATGAGAGGTATAATTACCGACATTCCTTTGATAATTCTTCATTTTTGCATCAATAGACAGCAATTCGTCTTTTAATGCACTATATTGCTTAAATAACTGCTGACCGGATGCGCTTTCTCTTTCGACCTTACTAATACTTTTTAAACGTCTTTCCAATTGAAGTACAGCAGCATTCATCTCATCATAGCTTCCTGCTGTAGATATCATGACTTTTGCATGGTCTCTTAATAGAAGAGCAGATTGTTTATTCTCTTCATTTAAGGCTCTTTGGTTAGTTATCAATATAGAAGACTTTTCTATATAATCTTGATAACTTAATGTTCCTTTTTGATATTCTTTGTTAAGTATTACCAGTTGTTTCTTTATATCCTCCAGACGAATTTTGTTTTCAGTCAACTTTTTATTTAACTGACCGGCTTTTTCATCATAGGATAATACTGTTCTTATAATTTTGCTGTATGCTTCATCTGTCAATGAGATAGCAGAAGAAGCTTCCTGCATGGATTGGGAATACTTATGAGAAGAAACTGATCCAGACTCCATTGAAGAAGACACCCTTTCTGTTTTTGTGCCTATGGCTTCTAATGCGTCAGAAGCCTTTTTTACATTCGATGCAAACTCTTCAAATAATTTTGGTAAAGCTGTAAGGGAAGATAGTTTCGTAAGTCTATTTTCAATTGCATTTAATATATTTAATTGCTTTTCTTGCAAAGATGACAGTTTATTCTGCGTCTTGATTAGGTCTGTAAGGGCTTTATTATAACTTATAGATTTATCACTAAGTTCCTGAATGGTTTTAGGCTCTACTTGTACTCCTCCTGCCAAAATTTTAGCCATGTCAGAATATGACTGTGCAGTACTATTGAATTTTGAAGTTAAATTGTCTAATTGGTCTAAAGCACTCTTTGATACAATATCGGTAATTTTAAATTCATTTGCCATATAACGTACGAATTTAGTGCCCGGCAACATCACCGAGAATACTGCAAAGATAATAAAAATAATATTTATAATCCTATCTTGGATTCAATATTTTCCTCATTACCATAACATTACCTAATGATAAGGATGTCCTAACCGACATCCTTATCATTTTATTTCTTTTCTCCCTCTATTTTTTCCCTAAATTCCCACAGATGTTCAATGTATGGATGAAAGGTGGGATTCTCCCAGTGCTTCGATATCGTTGCTATCGAACTTTCAATAAAATACTCACAATTGAGTATGTTTATACATTTACTTAATTGATACGGGGATTCCGGATACGTTTTGTTTTCAAGCATATTATTTGCCCAAGAAAGTAACCCCTGTACGGAGTTGTAGTCGTAACTGTGTGCCATGATTCTTCTATTTTCCGGCAAATATAATAAAAATCCCCAATCCGTTAAGAACCGGGGAGTGCCACTTGTCGCTACAGGAAAGAGGAAACAAGCATGCATCCATAATTCCTGATTTTACAGATTAAACTTATCGAAAAGTCCAGCATAATAATAAAGAATAATATTAATAATCAATGTTATCATTGATATCCATGCATTATACTTATTATTTTTATTTTCTCCATGTTTAGCAAATGCTACAAAAAAATCACCAAACATGAATATAAGGATTATTAATGTTGCTATCATTTTTCATTTTATATATCAAACAATACATACTATCAATTCTACTTTCTTTTTACTATAACAAGAAGAAGTAACAGTTCATCAAACTTTCTTTCATACCATAGCGGTTGTGTCGATTTTGGATTGTTCGGGTTTACCTGATTCTCCCCGAATGCAAGGCCTTTCTCCGTGATTGACTTGAATATCTTCTTTTGACCATGGGAGGACTTTCTTTCCAATTCACACAGATAACCTTGTTCGATAGCAATTGTATTGAACTCACGGGCGGATACTTGGCTTTTGCGGAGTCTCAATAGCTCGGTGGCAGATTTGAGTATTCCGTGAGACTGAGTGTAATCAGGTGTCGGAAGTCCAAGAGGTGCAGCTATACTCTTTGCCAGCATCAATTTAGATGTATCGTTTAAATTAAGCGTCTTTATAAGCCATGTAGCAACCTTCATTTTGTCGGAGATGGTTGGCTGTTTCACTTCTGTTTTTACCGAACTGATTATCGGTTCAGCTTTCCCGGTTTCCAACGCATTCCAACGAAGGACTAACTTAGCCCTTGTTTCATCATTGAACTTGGAAGCAATGTACATGCACTCTTGATAGTTTAATTCATAACAAGGTAAAGCCCTGCCTGTTGAATCCCTGTATTCACTGAGGGAAAATTTTCCCTCAGTAACTTTCTCCCATGCCGGTTCCATTGCACGGATAGCCTTTAACACATCATTGTGTTGTTTACCTGCGAGCTCTGCTATTTCAAGAGAGCTCATAGTCTGTTTTGATAAAATTAAATCTGACATTGTTATAAAGAGTATTTTGAATATTTTAGGGGAAGATTAAACGGATTGAACACTTTACTGATTAAAGACAATTTAGAAGAATCATTTAGATTAAGAACTTCACTTACGCCTTTTACCCATTCAAGGCCAACGCGGACTTTAGTTGTTAGTGATGGTTCACGTTTGGGTTTGTTCTGGTTTTCGATTACTTTCCGGACGCTTTGGTGGAACACTTGACGATAAACCTCAAACACAGGACGGACTTTTCTCGCGATGAAGAACTCCATACAGGATATGGTAAGTCTGTACTCATTTGTCGGTCTGCCGCCTTTGGGGTTTTCCCCATTTTTGAGGAAAACTTGATAATCAACACCTTCAATAAACTGACTACCATCTACCAACTCTCTAACGGCATGATCTTTTCTTGGATAAACCAACATCCAAACTTCATCAAGATTGATTGGAAACTCGTTATCAGATTGTGACAACTTTAATACTGCGTTGAAATACGCTTTGATTTCGCTTTCGCTACTTTCCTTTGATAAAATCAAATCTGCCATAATTATAATTATTATTCAATGTAATCATATTCTTTTATTATTTTCATGCAAATGCAGTTACTTTACATCAAGCATATACTCTTCTATTCTGAACGCAATGTAAAACATGCGATCAAGCATTTTATCATCAGAATCACTTAAGTCGTATTTACGGTCTGACCATACAATTTCTTTTGCCAATTTTAATGCGGCCATACGAACGGGATTTACATTGCCTTCTTCTGTATCCATTTTACTATCTTGTAGCCAAAAGACGAAAAATAAAAAGGGACAATGGAAAGAGTGCTTGTTGTGGCTGTCCGCATCTCAATCCAAAGTCCCATAAATATCTTCCTTACATATCACTGACAGCCACGAAAGAGATATTGCATGCACAAATATATGGTATTTAAAACCTATCTTAAAATGTAAGCAATATTAACCAATAGAATACGATAGAATAAACAAGAATACGATAGAATACGCGCATTTAAAAATGTTGTTATTTAGAATTTTCTAAATAATATTATAGGACGTAAGAATGTATAATTGTTCTATTTGTCTTATTGTAAAATTATAAACCTCGTATTTTTTCTGACGAAAGGTAAAAATACTGTTCTAAAATCCATTATTACGGATAAATATACTCTATTAAAATTCCATTACAAAAGTCCTTTTCTCTATCAAAATGAATCGTGCCATCATTGTATTTATAAAGAACAAAAACACATTTTTCCATTTTAGCGGCTTTTTTAGCCAACTCCCGCATGGCTGTCAGATTCTTGTATTTCTTATTACCCTCGCAAAAACATCCCATTATAATCCAAATTTAGAAAAATAGCTTTTCAATGCCGGTTCAAGAAAATATTCGATAAAATGTTTCCTTGACACAGTACCAATCTTTAATATCGCACTTCCATATTTACGTTCCACATCGTCTCCAAACGTAGTGCCCTGAGTGGATATCCTAATCCCGTCACTTATGGGAATGGCAGTTATAGAATCATAAAAGTCCCCCTTTATAATCAAATTAGGCGTTTTTTCATCCCTTGCAGGAAGATCAAGCAAGAACGACGGTTTTGGTGGTTTTATTTTTTTCTTCCACATCATATAACTTTTCGCCTTATTTTGCCAATGTCCCGCCTCTTCCGATTTAAAATAAGGATCGTTGAGATAAGTCGGGCGCAACGGTTTATCATTCCCGTTTACTCCAGAATAAAGCTGCTCTTTTATCAACTCTTCTAACATATCCTTATTCTCGACAATGGTATCTTTAACGACCTTATTAAATCCATCTGCAAATAATGCAAATGCTTTTGCCGCTTCTTTTACTGTAGCCATACAATCATATTAAGAAGGGGAAGATCAAACCTTCCCCTATCCTTTAAACCAACAGATCGCCATTCTCTGTATCCTGTTTCTGCTTATTCTTCTGATGTATCTTGTCATATATATCGGACAATATCTTTTCTCTTTCGACTTCTGTCCGATCTTTGAAATATAACTTTTTGTGAACATCAACAAAGTCTTTCTTTTTCCACTTCAAGACTTCACTCTCGAAAAAATTAACGCCCTCTACTATCATGACCACTGTTCTATGCCTGTGATACCATTAGCCTGCAAAACAGAAGGAGATTTCAATGATATTGCTCCACCGCCAGGAGCCGCAGTCACAACAAGATCTCCATCCTCATACGTCACAGAAGTGACCCCATTCAGTACTTTAGAAGCATTTTCTCCTGTAAGCATGTCTTTGTAATATGAAGTAATGTTCAGCCGTCCGAAATGTTCAATAAGCCTGTACTTATTGTCTCCGGTTGACATGAATTCAACATATACAAGTCCTTTCAATGCTTCTACAATGTCAAACTTGCATACCCTTACATCTGCGTTCTTCACGTATTTTTCGTAATCTTTAAACATGGTGGCTATTGTAAGGTTGGCCTCGGTGCCGGAAGAATCCCAATCCTGCCCACCCGGATATATTCCGGACAGGGGAATACCGGCCAGCGTGTCAGTACCGTCATTCTCGCCATACAGAATATTGTTCGCATCTACAAAATATGCGTCGAATGCAATTCCTTTTGCGGCCATTATATTAGCCTTAAGGGTGGCATCATAATCCTGAAGCGTCCACACGTCATTTTTGGCGGAATATCCTGTTACCTTGTTAGGCCCATATCCGTTAGCGGAAGTCTGCGCTTCCCCTCCGGACGGAGCATATTCCACAATCGTCTTGATCGGGAATATTCTTTCCGGACGATCCGCGTGACACGCGGCCTCAATACTTTCAGGAGTCAAATCTTTCGGGAGCTTGTACCCGTGGATAGTTAAAATGATAGCTTTTATCTTATCAGGGTCAAGAATACACTTTGAGTTTCCAGTGTTAAATCTGGAAGTTCCCGGACATTCTCTATAATCGTTCGCCATAACATTTTCTTGTTTTTAAAGTTAATTCTAAATTCTCAATATCAATCCCATCGATAAAATCCTTAAAGGGCTTTTTATCCGACCCGTATACTCCAACTCTGCCATATCTGTAATTCTCAGAATATACATGAGGAATCGCACCATCATAAACCGATTCTATGTTGTCGTCTTTATTTATCTCATCTATCAGAATGTCATAAATAGGACGCAACACTGCCGCAAATGAAAACTCTTCACGCTGTTCGTTTGTATACTCCTTTCTTGTATTGACACATATAAGCAAGTTCAAAGATACCGACCGCTTTTTCCCACGATCCTCCTTATAGGGGGAATAAAGACACACAATAGGGAATTTAAGCTTGCTTGTATCCGGATTACGGGACCATAATGTCAACTGGTCGGATATATAATCCCAATCCCCGAACATATAGGAAACATTGTTTCCGTATCTTTTTGAGACACGATTGACAATCTCCTTGAATATTTCATTGATAGAAATCATACGCCAAACCAATTTATTTTTTTAAGCATACTTTCATCAAAGCAAAAGCCGTCATACTCCTGTTTGTCTTTTAGGAAATCATAAATTTCATGATTCATTTCAACCATGTCGTTCCATGCCGGAATGATGACTTTGTTTATATCAGCCGTTTTTTCACTCTTTGCTTCAACAACGCCAGAATCCTGTACGGATATTCCGCTTCGTTGTATATATTTAAAAAATACGTAATTGGCAACGGCGCTGTTTTCCTTCTTTGATAAAAGATTCTTAAGATCGTACCATTTGCTTGTTTGCTCTTTAGGATCAGAAAGATAGGCGATGAAATCAAGGTACATATTCCTGCCTAATATTCGAAGAAGGTATTCCTTTTCATACTTCTGCATGAAGCTTTCAAAATAGAATTTGTTGGCATCATTAGTTATGCTACTCGCACCGGTAGGAAAATTCATTCCCTCTATGGCGATAGGTCCTATGAAATATGTACCGTCAATCAACATCACTTATTCTTTTTATCTAATAAGAAAGCTTCTTCACATTTTAATTCTTTTGCATCTGCAAGAAGTTCAGGAGTCGGGGAAATTTTACCCTCTCTTGCAAATTTGGCTGCCAAAGCCATGCCGATCTCTACTTCATCATCTTTTTTATAAAATGATGCGTCTTTGATAAACGTCACCTTGTAACGCTTAGTCAGATTAAAGTTATATCCTTTTTCCATATTTGTTATGCTGCTACGGAAGGTTTGATAGCCTCCATTACTGTTTTGAATTTATCTTTTACGAAAGCTGTCTTGTACTGAGATTTGATATAGCACATCAGACGTTTTTCTGCGATAGTCGTGATTATGTTCTTTCTGAAATCGTCATTCTCCCAACCTACGGTAATGGACAAAGCCCACAAATCCCTAATATTCAGATATCCGAAATCTCCCATTATAAAGTCACCTGCGGCAATTGCGGTAGAAGTCACTACCTGTAATCCTTGTATGAGCTCATCTCCGATGCGGAAAGGACGAAGATATCCTCCATTAGAATCCTTTGCTAATTGCATCTGCGCATAGTCAACAGGGTTCATCAGGACCAAGTTAGGACGATATGCCATTTCACTCACTGATACAATCTGAGTGTATGCGGCAACCAACGCATCAAATTCGTTAGGGCTTTCTACCTTAAGAGACGTAAGTGAGAATGCCGGCATATCTGAAGCGACTCCTTTTATTTCCCCGTCTGAACCGGTTCCGTCAAGAATGCCTTTTTCTTCCTTGATACCAAGTTTGTTTATCATTTCAGCCTTCACCTCATTGACGAAATTCGGGAAATCAGAAAGCGTTTCTTCGGTAAACTTAGAAGCAATTGCCACCTTTCTTGCGGTAACGGTCTTCTCCGTCAAAGTAGCATCCATCAACGGTTTTAAAGCTCCTTCTTCAACCCATGCGGCATCTCCGTCTTTAGAAACATATTCAGCATATACAAGTGAGCGGCTTGATGTCGTGGCTACATTTGCGTACTGACGGATAATCGTCTGGCTGCGAGGATCGACAGAAAGGACAGGGTCAACTTCCAGACCATAATGCGGAGCAAGAGATCCACTTGCAATTGTAGCAGCCGTTCCTTTAGTATTCATGACTAAATTCAACTGAAGTTTATTGCCCGGTGATTTCATACAGGCCTCTTTCAAGTTGAGTGTCTGTATTTCATGACCGTCTTTCTTCTCTATGGAAATATAGTTTTTCAATTGATCATTCAATTGATCTTCAACGGATTTCACTCCCAATTCACCATTTGATTTCACAACAGTAGCCGCCTTGATACGGACTAAGGAATCACTTATTTCCTGCATTTTCTTTTCAAAAGTTTCTTGATCGGTAAATCCTTTCAAGCTTTTCTTAAATTCATCCACTTCCTTTACGGTATCGTCGATACTCTTTCTGAAATCCTCCATTTTGATTTCATCAGTAAGAAAGCTTTTTACCTTTGCATCGAAGGAATCGCCTAAAAGCTCATCAAGCTGTTCCCATCTTTTTTTGTCTTCTTCGGACATGCTTTTCATGTCCATGAGTTCTAAAATTCCAAACTTCATACATTTTTTCTTTTAAAGTCAAACATCGATTTTTCCTGCTTGCCGGCTTCCTTATCGAGTGGACGCATCTGGTGATCATCCGGCTCAAATACAGCAAGTGACATTGCCTTAGATATCATTTTTTGTAATTTTTGTTGTTTTGATATGTTCATGCCTGAACAGAAAGAGGATATCTCGTCCGCCAATTTCTTATATTCAGCTTCAATATCCTTTATGGATTTCAATCCCAGATACTCAGTATCCCCATTGGCGCCAATGGACACCACTGAAAATTCATATAGCTTGACTTCTTTAACAATAAGGCATCCACGCTCATCATCCCATTCGCATTTTTCCCACACGTATTGAAATCCTATGGAAAATTGATTTAATGTCCCTGATTCCAGTTGGGTGATAGCCTGATTACCACGAGGAACATCATCTACATATGCTTCGAAATAAAGCCCTCTGTCATCTTCCCGTAATACGGTAGGGAAACCTATAGGCTCATCCATGTTATGCATCCAAAGAAAGATTATCTTGTCATTCGCACTACTTTCAGGGCCACGCTCCTGTATGCTCTTTGTAAAGCATCCCTTGACAAGCATGTCTCCAGCCTTGTCAATATTGCCAAATATTGCAGCATATCCGGAAATTACTCTTTTTTCAGAGTCGTAGGTTATATCTTTCTGGTCAATACAAAATTTTTTGAATTGAAGTCCTATCTTGCTTTTGTATTTATTCATCTATATTTCCCTCCTTTTCGTTATCTTCTTTATCGTTATTCTCATCATTATCGGAAATATCCATTTTCAACTTTCCCTTTGGCTTATCAGGGTTTATGTCAATGTATTTTGAGATTTCCATTCTGGCCTCTTCAACAGTTATCAATCCCTTTGACACAAGATTTATATAAGCAGAAGATACTTTTTCAAGAACCTCGGATTCATCCTTTTTGCTGTTTTGTAAACACGCAATATGGCTATAGTCTAATTTTATAATAGCTCCCTTAGGACAGATATTATTAGTAATCACCTCAGAAATCTTTAAGGAATCAGGGATTACAAGATCTTGATAACCGGCACGTTTGGCTGCCTCTTGATTTTCGTATTTGGACTCTGAAAAAAGGGAATGATTAATACCTATAGCATTGCATATTTTCTCTTCACATCTGGAGTCTTCTTCATGAAGCTTTAATTGTTCGGCATCGTAATCAAGAGGTATCCAATTAACCTTTGCGCTTGTCACAAGAATAGGATATTCTTTTAATATCCCGTAGTCTTTTTTAAATTTGTCTTCTATTTCTTTTTTGTCTTTTGGGTCAAGGGCTGAATTACCTTGGTTATCTTGATAATCGCTATATATGATACCCTTTGGACCGCCATCGACAATAAGCCTGTGGCTTGAAGACATGGCGGCAATCCAATTGTTCACAGGCATTGATAAGGAGTCAGAAGGAGTATCAAAAGACATGTCTGTACCAATTCCGTTAACCCTTATGGAAGAATCATATATCACGAAATACTCATATTCTTCAAGAGGAATATCCCTATTGATCCATTTTATGTATGCCTTGTCTACTACACCGTCAAACTCCGTCTGTTCAAACAAATTTCCGGAAGATACCATGTGAAAAGTCTGTGGAGGTATCACCCACATGGCTTTAGGGACAGCGCCCTTTATTCCTCTCGCTGTGTATATGGGACAATAACCAAACAATTTCAGGGAAACATATATGTCTTTCAGAAATCCGGAACGGTTCTGTAAAGGGTTAGGCTTGTTGAGTAAATCGCGTATCTCTTGATACATCGGTCTTTCGTTATCTTTTGAATCGACGACATAGACATTCCCGTTCGCGAACATCGAGCCAATACGGTATATTACTGTAGAAAGAGGGGTACAGACTTGTAGTGCAGCCGCCTTATCAGAGTCATTGGTCATGTCGTAATCAATACGAGGCATGCCTCTTCTATTAAAGAGATCGCTTAGATACCAGTAATTCCCTTTGATGTCCTGTTCGGCATACCGCACGGAATTTCTCATATCCGGAACATAACTTTTCTTTCCCTTAAAGAACTGTTTAATACCCATATAAAAAAGAATGATTATCCACATAGATAATCACTCTCCCCGCGCGGTAGTCCTTACGTCCTATAATTAAAGTTTTGCTTTAATAGTTCCGTGCTACTTAACACGGAGACAATGAATTATCAATTGCAAATATATTATATATTTTTATTTATTCAAAATAAAAACAGGATTTTATTTGTGTAAGGGCAGTCTGTATTTTTTATAAGCGTAATTTGCTAAAGAACATACGGAATACATTGCCGATACATCAATTGTGCCCGGATAATCAAGAACGCTATTGATAAAAGAATTAATGCCTGGAAGGAGCTCATAATTCGCAGGAAAACGGACAAGGCTTTTCATCAATTCCTTGTTTGCCTCTATCTTGCCATCCTTGTCGCTGTTTTCCGGAATAACCCACATCCGAAACCTCTCCCGTATTCTTAAGAGCAAATCTCCTTGCGACCTTCCGCATTCACATACAATTTTCACAGGGTCAAACCTGATAACCTTATCCATGAACTCCGTCTCATTAAAATTATCAGAATATTGTACGTCACATATATCTACATAAGAGTTTACCATGCAAAAAACTGCGGTAATACGCCCTTTGGCATGCACGAGATATACAATCTTCTCTCCGGAAACATTATCTTGAGAATAAAAAAGCATCTTCCCTTCCTTTATGGTGCTTCTTTTTCTTCTAAGGGAAAATCGGGTATATTCATCTTTAAAGACATCTACACATACATAACGTAGCGTATCGGTGAGGTGTCCGAATTCCTCGTAAGACTGTCCTGTTTCCTTGTTCGTTACACGCTTTTTCAGTATTGATCCATTGACATCCTTCTTGACATTCTCGTAATCACGTATGGATTTTTTGCAAGAATCGTCTATGCCAATAGAAATGCCATATATGTTCGATGATAATATTGAGTTTATAAATTCACCGGACAAGGCAACAGGGGGATTTGACAAGGGAACGCAATCTTCTACACGGAAAGAATGCTCCAAGCCCTCTATAAATTTATCAAGAAAGGATCTCTTTTCTTCGTCTATTGTATTTCCAAATCTGGTACTCGCATCACCGTGAAGAAATACCACATCATTATAACCTATCTCCTCAAGCCATAACCTTGCCATTCCCGACGCTTTTGTAACTGTATTAAAAGGATCTTCAGCACATATTTCATGTATCTGACGTATGGAAAGACCGTCTATTTGAAAAAACGACATGGAAATATATGGCAATACGTTATTATCTATAGAGATATGGATAGGGATACCATTGGCATACGGGAAATTTCCCTTGTGTTTCCCTCCGTCAAAGGCATAAAGAAACTCGCCACCTGTCTTTATACTTCCCCAATCTCCAAGTGCATAAATGCGGTAATAGTTATAATCACGTGTCCGGTCCTTGTCAAAGTCTGCTACCGCTTGCCTGTCATAAAAACCATATGTCCCACATGGACTCCCGACAACCCAGAAGTTGTTTAAATAGGTACTTTTCAAAATAAGAGTATCAGGTGCATGTACCTCCTCCTTTCCAGTACGTGGATTTAGCATCTTACGCTCTGAGTTAAGATACTTGTTAGTTATTGCTGAAAACTCTTTAGGAAGAATCTTACCGGTAGATGAATCTTTTAATTCTCCATACAGATGATTGCTGACTTCATGCAAGGATTCCTTGTCGAATATATTTTTCTTAATCCAATGCTCCTCTGATATCGGATTGAACATGGATATGATTTTTTGTCCCGGACGTCCGCGCAGACGCTTCTTTATCTGCTTGAAATCAACTTCATCAAAGTCGCTCAATTCTTCACATACGACAAACTGGTAGCTGTCAAGTCCTTTTATCTTCTCAGGATCATCGAGTCCGCTAAAGGTAATATATGATCCGTTGATGCATTCTATCTTGTTTTCCTTGAAACGGAACAGTTTGCTAACCCCGACAGAACGGGCCGCCTCTTGAAAAGTCTTATATATACTATCTGAAATTGTAGCTCCGGTCTTTCTATACACCCTTGTATTATACCCATGAGTAATACAAAATAAGAGCATAGCCTGTGCCACCGAGAACGATTTTGCGGAGGAAGAACCTCCTATCAGGAAAATAAACCTTAATGAATCATCGGTAAGAGCCTTTTTAAGATGATGGAAATTGGGATTGAACTTTTTATAACTGATATATACCTTCTTCTTATCCATCCGTGCCTGTATCTATATCAAGAAGCATATTTTTTATATCGATCTTGGTAGGCTCATCATAACCAAGTATTTTACACATTCGGGAAATGCTCCATGATTTCCCGCTTAATTTTATTTCAATCCCTTCTCTGGTAACTCTGACACTTTCGACCGCACGGCTCATCTCGTCCGTCCATTTGCTCGAATCTTTAAAGATAACCTTTCCATCCTTTATTTCAAGATAATCACGTATATCGGCAAATGCAATACACCGCAACTCTTCCAATATCTTCTCTTTTGATATGTCGGACTGGCTTTTTACCTCTTTCTGCAACTCTTCGATTCTTTTCTGTATCTTAGGATTTTTCAGAGTTTCACACGCCTTTACCCATATGACCTTATCTTTCATATTGCCACATTCGTAAGCTCTGCGGAAAGCTTCGGACGCGTTCCCGGTCTCAATATAATAATTACAAAAGTTCTCTTGTTTAACAGAAAGTTTCATGTCTTTTCGTCGGTATGGGTAACGTGCAACATCACACGCACTGCAAATTTACAAATAATAACCAAAATAACAAATAAAAAGAGAGACGCAATAGCATCCCTCTATAATATATATTACTACCAAAGGGCTACTTTTCCTAAAGAACCCAATTCCAAGTTTGCGGATTTTACTCCCATTGCCTTGAATGCCCTGACTATCGTAGAGAAAGTCACGCTTTTCCCACTTTCTATTTTTGAAATCTGGGCTTTTCTTACTCCCATAAGTTCTCCAAGCTGTTCTTGTGTGAGATTTTTGGCTTCTCTTGCTTTTTTAATAGCTTCACCAATAAGAAAATTGTCTATATCGGCTTCGTATTTATCTCGTCTTGGAGTCCCTTTAACACCTACTACAGCGTCCAACATTTCTTCGTGAGTGTATAACTTTAATTTATCCA